TATCTTAATTTAGACTGGAAACCTGTACCTATTATCCCTAAGTTTGTAGACATAGTGGTCAATGGTATGGCTGAAAGGATGTTTAACGTTAGGGCTTATTCTCAAGATCAATACGGCGTAAGTAAAAGAACCGACTATATGCAATCTATGGTTAAAGACATAGAGACAAAAATATACAACGATCAGGCTAAAGCAAATCTTAATGTAGATTTATACGAGAACGAGGAGGCGGAAAGACCAGAAACTAAAGAAGAGTTAGATATCCACATGCAACTTAATTACAAGCAGTCTGTGGAAATCGCTGAAGAGCAAGCTATAAACGTTTTACTTGACGGTAACAAGTATGACTTAATAAGACAAAGAGCATTATATGATCTTACGGTTTTAGGTATAGGTTGTGTTAAGACTAATTTCAACTGGAGTGATGGTGTTACTATTGAATACGTAGATCCAGCTAATATAGTTTACTCGCACACTGATTCTCCATACTTTGATGACATATATTACATAGGAGAAGTCAAAACCGTTCCTATTAATGAGCTAGCTAGAGAATTTGACAATTTAACAGAGTCGGATTTAAAAGAGATACACTCAAGCAGTAGCAAGAGAACGCGATCAGGTAGATACGTTCAGGATATGGATAAAAACAAAGTTCAAGTTTTATACTTTAACTATAGAACCCATATGAACGACGTATATAAAATTAAAGAAACAGGATCAGGTGGTTACAAGGCTATTGAAAAACCAGACACCTTTAATCCACCTGAAAATAAAGAAGGTGGGTACGAAAAACTACAAAGATCCGTAGAATGCATTTTTGAAGGCGCTATGATTTTAGGTACTGACAAACTTATAAAATGGAATAAGGCCGAAAACATGATGCGTAGTGAAAGCGACTTTAACAAAGTTAAAATGAACTACTCTTTAGTCGCACCAAGAATGTATCAAGGTAGAATTGAATCTATAGTTAGTAGGATTACTGGGTTTGCTGATATGATTCAGTTAACGCATTTAAAGTTACAGCAAGTTTTATCACGCATGGTACCTGATGGGGTTTACCTTGATGCTGATGGGCTTGCTGAAGTAGATTTAGGCAATGGAACTAATTACAATCCTCAGGAAGCTCTTAACATGTTCTTCCAGACTGGATCTGTTATAGGACGTAGTCTTACAGTTGATGGTGACCCTAATCCTGGTAAGATACCTATTCAGCAAATATCTAATGGCGCTGGGCAGAATAAAATTGGCAGTCTAACAAACACTTATAACTATTATCTCCAGATGATACGTGATGTAACCGGTTTGAATGAAGCTAGAGATGGTAGCTCTCCAGATCCTAAGTCTTTGGTTGGCGTTCAAAAGTTAGCAGCAGCAAATTCTAATGTGGCTACTAGACATATATTATTGTCTTCAATGTTCTTGACATCAGAGATATGTGAAGCGTTGTCTTTGAGAATATCTGACATCTTAGAATACTCGCCAACAGCAGACGCTTTTGTTCAATCAATAGGTGCTCATAATGTAGCTACGCTTAAAGAAATGTCTGAGCTACATTTATATGATTTCGGTATATTTTTAGAGCTAGAACCTGATGAAGAAGAAAAGCAGATGCTAGAAAATAATATTCAAACGGCTTTAGCCCAGCAGTTGATAGACTTAGACGACGCGATTGACATCAGGGAAGTACGTAATGTCAAGCTAGCAAATCAGTTATTAAAAATTAAACGTAAGAAAAAGCAAGATCGTGAGCAAAAACTGCAGCAACAGAACATGGAAGCGCAAGCACAAGCAAATGCGCAAGCTCAACAAGCCGTTGCTCAGTCTGAGATACAAAAAAATCAGGCAAAAACTCAAGCGGAAATTCAATTAGAGCAAACTAAATCTCAAGCTAAACTAGCACATCTACAGGAAGAGGTTAGATTGAAAAAAGAGCTCATGCAGTTTGAGTTTGATTTAAACACTCAGGTTAGAGATAAAGAGCAGAGTGAAAATAGGGGTATTGAAAAAATGAAGGAGGACGGAAAAGATAGACGAGAAAATATTAAACAAGGTGCTAAAAAGTTTGAATCTTCAGGTAATGATATACTTGGAGGTGGAATGGGTTTAGATGATTTCAACCCACAGATAGGTAATTAATTATATAATATTGTATTATGGAAGATGTAAAAAACGAAGAGGTGACCGAAGAGGTTATCCAAGAAACACCCCCTGTAGAGGAGGTTGCTGAGGAGCAAAAACCTGAAATTAACTTAGAAAAGTTTGAAAGCAAAGACAATCCAGAAGTTATTAAAGTAGATTTAAGCAAACCACAAGAACCGGAACAAGTAAATGAAGTTGAAACCACTGTCGAAGAGACAAATAACGAAGTTACACAAGAAGAGGACGTCGACAACGAAGCGCCCGCACTTGAGGAAATAACAGAAGAAGAGATTGTAACAGAAGAAGAGGTTATTGAAGCTTTAGATGCAAACGAAGAAACTGGTAAAGCTATACCTGAAAATGTTCAAAAGTTGATAGACTTTATGGATGAAACTGGTGGAGATCTTCAGGATTATGTTAATCTTAACAGGAACGTTAAAGATTTAGATGATCAAGACGCTTTGCTTGAGTACTATAAAAGAACTAAACCTCATCTAGACTCGGAAGAGATTAACTTTCTTATGGAAGATAACTTTTCATTTGACGAGAATGTAGATGAAGAGAGAGATATTAAACGTAAAAAATTGGCCCTCAAAGAGCAAGTTGCCGAGGCCAAGACCTACTTAGACGGGCAAAAGTCTAAATACTACGAAGAGATTAAAGCTGGAAGCAAGCTCACAAACGAGCAGCAGAAGGCGATTGATTTCTTCAACCGATACAATAAAGAGTCAGAGCAGACGCAAAAAGTAGCTCAACAACAGAAGTCTAGATTTAACAAGAAAACCGAGCAGGTTTTCAATAACGAGTTCAAAGGTTTTGAATACAACGTTGGAGATAAAAGATTTAGATATAATGTTAAGGACGCAGGCCAAGTAAAGGAAACCCAAAGCGATATAAATAACTTTATCAAAAAGTTTTTGAATGAAGATAACGCTATGTCAGATGCTAAAGGTTACCATAAGAGCTTGTACACAGCTATGAACGCAGACGCAGTTGCTAATCACTTTTACGAACAAGGCCGAGCGGATGCACTGAAAGACAGTGTTGCGAAAGCCAAAAACATAAACACTACAGCTAGATCCACTCAAGGTGAAATGCAAGGTGGCGTGAAAGTAAGAGTATTAGGTGATGATTCTGCTTCTTTTAAGTTCAAAATTAAAAATAAAAACAAAAATTAAAAATTAAGAAAAAATGGCAATTTCAAGTCCAAGTCCCTATAATGCACGAGGGGCTTCTATTCAGGCGACAACGTCTGAGAACTATCTAGACCTACAAAACTCAGGATGGGCTCAGCAGTACCTTCCAGATCTAATGGAGAAAGAAGCGGAAGTGTTCGGTAAAAGAACAATTTCTGGTTTCTTATCTCAAGTGGGCGCGGAAGAGGCGATGGCTGCAGATCAAGTTATTTGGTCAGAGCAAGGTAGATTACACCTTTCATACAAAGGTACTATCGGTACTGCGGCGCAGAACACTATTCAAATAGATACAGACATCGACGGTAACGATGCTGGTACTACGCACGGTATTCGCGTTGGAGATACTATCTTGGTGGCTTCGCCAACAAAAACAGTAAAATGTTACGTTACTGTTGTTGATGCAGAAGCGGTAGGTACTCCTACAAAGCACACCTCAGCAACGGATCTTATCACTGCAAAGCCGTATGATAATGCAACTTTAGCTACTGATTTCGGTGATTCAGATAACCTTACTATTATGGTTTATGGTTCTGAGTACGCTAAGGGAACGTCTTACAACACAGACACTCTTAGAGATAACAGCAACGAGCCGCAGTTTACTACATTCACTAATAAGCCGATCATTATGAAGGATAAGTACCAGGTTTCTGGTTCTGACGTTTCTCAAATTGGTTGGGTTGAAGTTTCTGGTGAAGATGGTCAAAATGGTTACTACTGGTATCTAAAAGCTGAAGGCGACACTCGCTCTCGTTTCATGGACTACTGTGAGATGGCGTTGATTGAAGCTGAGAAAGTTGCAGAGGCTTCTACGATTGCATTACCAACTGATGGTGGTGTTGGTACAGCAGGTACTGAAGGTTTATTTGCTGCTATTGAAGCTCGTGGTCATCAGTCTTCTGGTGTAACTGGTGTTAACGCTGCTACTGACCTAGCTGAGTTTGACGCTATTCTAGCCGAGTTCGACAAGAACGGTGCTATTGAGGAGAACATGTTGTTTGTAAATCGCGCTACAGCTCTTGCTATGGACGACATGCTTGCTTCAATGAACTCTTACGGAGCTGGTGGTACTTCTTACGGAGTATTCGACAACTCTGAGGATATGGCTCTTAACTTAGGATTCTCTGGATTCCGTCGTGGATCTTACGATTTCTACAAGTCAGATTGGAAGTACTTAAACGACTTCGCTACAAGAGGTGGTATCAACGATAGAAACACTGTTGGAGCTATTCGTGGAGTAGTTGTTCCAGCTGGAGTATCTTCTGTTTATGATGAAAGTTTAGGCAAGAACCTTAAGCGTCCATTCCTACATACTCGTTATAGAGCGTCTAACACGGAATCACGTAAGATGAAGACATGGATTACTGGTTCTGTTGGAGCAGTTACATCTGATCTTGATGCAATGACAGTGAACTTCCTAACGGAGCGTTGCTTGATTGTTCAGGGTGCTAACAACTTTATGTTGTTAAACTAAGATAAGTATATTTGGTGAAACTACCTCTCCTTCGGGAGGGGTAGTTTTATATTAATTTTTTTATTATATTATATTATGGCTAAAAAGCAAACAAAAAAAGTAGAGGTTGTAAAAGAACCTTTAATAGAAGAACCAGTTATGGTTGAGGAAAAACATGAAGAAGTTTATGTAGAACCAAAACCAAAGCGAGTTGAAAAGCAATACCCAAAAGCTCAAGATGGGTGGGAAATAAAAGATAGGGTTTACCACTTAAAAGGTAAAACACCTTTGTCCAAAATGATAAAGGGTACTAATATACATTGGTTTGATGAAGAAAAAGGTTACGAAAGAGAGTTGAAATACTGTTCAAATCAAGTAACTTGCTTTGTGGACGAAATGAATGGCGATCAAAGACTAGAGCATATTATATTTAGAAATGGCACGCTGATGGTACCAAGGAATAAAGTTGTTCTTCAAAAACTTCTGTCCCTATATCACCCTTGGAGAGGCGCGATATTCGATGAACATAAACCTTCTATGAGAGCGGAAAGTGAAGTTGATATGATTAAACTAGAGGTTACAGCGCTCAACGCTGCTATAAACCTTGATATTGATACCGCGGAAGCTGTTATGAGGGTAGAGGTTGGCTCTAAAGTGGCAGACATGAGTTCTAAGGAGCTTAAACGTGATTTACTAGTATATGCTAAGAGAAACCCTAAGTTGTTCTTAGAATTAGTTAATGACGATAACGTGATGCTTAGAAACTTCGGTATCAAAGCTACAGAAATGGGAATTATAAAATTATCAGGAGATCAAAGAAACTTTTTATGGGGTTCTAATAATCGGAAATTAATGACGATTCCTTTTGATGAGCATCCGTACTCAGCTTTAGCACATTGGTTTAAGACTGATGAGGGAATGGAGATATACTCCAATATAGAAAAACGATTAAATTAATAATCAATGGTGATGCAACTGCCCTTCGGGGTGGTTGCAAAACTACAAAAAAAGAATTATGGCAATAAGTGTAGACACAGTATATCAAAGAGTATTAGCCCTTGCTAACAAAGAGCAGCGAGGATATATTACTCCGCAAGAGTTTAACTTATTGGCAAACCAAGCTCAGATGAGCATATTTGAATCTTACTTTTACGCTAAGAATCAAAGAGATCGAGCTGAGCCAGCTAGAACGAATGAGATAGATGAATCAGATATAGGAGAGCTTATTGATCAAAAGCTGGGTCCATTTCAATCATTCGCAGCTGTCACAGGTGGTAATACGTTTCCAGCTACGGTTGATGTAACTAGCCCGTCAGCCACGCTTGATGTGTTTCAAACTGGCATGGTATTATCTGGCAACGAACCTTGCCAAAAGGTTAGTGTTTTTGAGGCGCAAAGATTTAAGAACTCTACTAGACATATGGCTACTACATCAGGTCAAGGTCCTTTTTATTGCAACAGTAGAACAACTGGGCAAGATATACAGGTTTATGACGGAGGCGTAGACCCTGTTACAAGTAGCGTTACAGTAGAGTGTTTTAGAGTGCCTAGAACAGTTAGATGGCCATATGTTGTTATACAAAACAAAGCTCTGTATAATCCTACTGATGCTGTTAGGCAAGATTTTGAGTTGCACAAATCAGAGACAGATACTGTCGTGAATAAAATACTTGAATTATCAGGTATAGTAATGAATAAAGTAGGACTCGCTCAAACAGCCGCTCAGATGTCTGGCGCTGAATCACAAATCCAAAACACGTAATTAAATGGGAGTAACAATAGATAGGTATCACCAGTACTACGCGGATGGCGGAACACATGGTTCATATGCTAGGATTAGTCTTCAAGAGATTATAGATTCATTTAGCGCTACGTATATAGGTGAAAATAAGTTATGTGATGGTGTGCTTTTGGCGGATGTAACATTCCATGCTATTAGAGGTTTACAAGAGTTAAGCTACGATACTCTAAGGACAACTAAAGACTGGGAGGTCGTAGTGCCTTCTACGCTTGTTATGGTAATGCCTGTGGATTACGTTAACTACGTTAAAGTATCGTGGAGTGATGGAAACGGAATTGAAAGAACGCTTTACCCTACAAGTAAAACCTCTAACCCTAGAGACATAACACCAACCTTAACGGACAACGGGGCTTTTGCCGCTGATTCGAGCGCTTACACTAACGCGGTTGGCACAGACACAGATCTTACGTCTGACGAAATATCCGACACGTGGGCGAACTACAATTCACAATCAGTTAACGAAATAGGTAATACCAATGCTGATCAAATTGATGATGAATACGGTAATTTAGTTGGTGGTAGATACGGTATAGACCCTCAACACGCTCAAGCTAATGGCACGTTTTTTATAGATGAAGAGCAGGGTAAGTTTCACTTTAGCTCAAATCTAGCTGGGAAAACTTTAGTGCTAAGGTATTTAAGCGATGGCGTAATATCAACTAGCGGTTCAAGCTCTACTATAAACTTAGCTGGAAGTTATGTACCTAAACTAGCTGAAGAAGCTATATACAAGCATATACTCTACGGAGTGTTGTTAGCTCGTAAAGATTCTCCAGCAGGGCTACTAGCACAGATCAAGAAAGAGAGATTTGCGGAAACTAGAAAAGCTAAGCTTAGACTTTCAAATATTAAATTAGAAGAATTAACTCAAATACTTAGAGGAAGCTCTAAGCAAATCAAACACTAAAGTATGGCAGAGTTAAAACGTAATTTTCTTAAAGCGAAGATGAATAAAGACTCTGATGAAAGAGTCATTCCACCTGGTGAATACAGAGACGCTTTAAATGTACAGATACAAACTTCCAGCACGGGAGATGTAGGTTCATTACAGAATATAAAAGGTAACACAAAAATAACTAACGTTGTTGGAGGAGGTATTTACCCTACTCCACATGCAAATGATATTTGCGTTGGTATTGTAAGCCATCCTTCCACTGATAAGATTTATTATTTTATAAATTCAGGTGGAGGAGATGTAAAAAAAGACTATATTCTACAGTATGATCCTATTTTAAATCTTATTACATACGTTTTTGTAGATATATACTCGGTTAAAAAAACAGGATTAAGCGGAACCGCCTCTACTTTCACCGTGACTTCAGCGGAAGCCAAGACCATAAGACCTGGTATGATATTTGAAGCTGGTATCACCACGTATAAAGTCACAGAGGTAGATCCATCAGGAACACCAACGGTGACATTAGACGCTGCCGCGCCTCTACCAAATCCACTAGTACTTACACACCGTAAAACCTTAAACTTTCCAGAAAAACTTATTACAGGTATAAATATTCTGGATGACAATCTTTTTTGGACAGACAACGCTACTGAACCTAAAAGGATTAATATAACTAGATCTATCCGCGGAACAGGTGGAGCATCAGCAGTTCCAGCCACTTTACCGTCAGGGGATAACGCTGATTATCATACTAGGTTTATTAGGGTAACACCCGGTACTTCTAATGATTTAGAGATCATTACATACGATGACGGCGGGACTGATTACCCTAGATTTATAGCCCTTAAAGATATAACCGTTATACGTAAACCACCTTTACAAGCTTTAAAGGTTAGCGCGTTTAGCACTGCTGATTCACGAACAAATCCAGTATCTGGAATTGTAAACTCAACTATTATATGGGCTGGCTTGTATCCCGTCGGTAGCGTTATAACAGGTTTAACTTTTAGCTTTCCAGTAGACTTTCGCACGGGTGACATAGTTAGTTTTACAGCTTTAAGCGGTGCGACAACAGCTAGCGGATCTTATGATATAAAGTTGGAGGTTTTGTCTACAACTAGTTCTGTTGAAGAGATTGCTTTTAACAGTGGATATGAATTTAAGGTTCTTACTATATCCGCGGATTTAATATCAACAGTAAACGACTGGACGGTAGACTTAATCACTAGAGAAGCGTTTTTAGATGATAAATTTGTTAGATTTTGCTATAGGTATAAATATCAAGATGGAGAGTATTCCACCTTCGCACCTTGGTCTGAGATAGCTTTTATACCGGGTATGTATAACTACTCGGCTCAAGATGGTTATAACGAAGGTATGGCTAATCGCGTGCGTAATTTAACGTTAGAGAATTACGTACCCGCGAATCTACCTTATGGAGTAACAGATATAGATTTACTATACAAAGAGACGAACAACCCAACTGTGTATACGGTTGAAACCGTTAAGCCAACGGTAACATCATATGAAATGCAAACTGATATGGTTCACGCAGTGGTACCATCTAATCAACTTTTGCGTCCATGGGATAATGTGCCTCGAGTAGCTCTTGCTCAAGAAGTATCCGCTAATAGAATTATATATGGAAACTACTTACAAAACTACAATGTAAACGAAGAGTCTCACGCGAGCGTAACAACCACATCTACGCCAGTAGGCGCTATTGGTGTTAGCGCTAGACCTAGCGTAAAGTCATTAAGGCAGTATCAAGTTGGAATTGTTTTCAGCGACGAATATGGTCGAGAGACACCTGTATTAACAAACACAAAACAATCCACACATGTGGGAGTTGATTTAGCTCCTATGTATAACAGGTTAAAGGTTGCTTTGGACATCAAAGGACCTCCTCCTCCGACTTGGGCTAAGTACTATTCTTTTTACATTAAAGAACCCACGGTAGAATATTACACCTTAGCTATGGATAGGTGGTATAACGCTGCTGATGGTAACATTTGGATATCTTTTCCCTCTTCAGAAAGAAATAAACTTGATGAAGAAACGTTTTTATATTTAAAGAAAGCACATGGTAACAATATTCCAGTTGCAAGCAGCAAGGAATACAAGATACTCGCTATAGAAAATGAAGCTCCAGATTTTATAAAAACACTATATAGACATATCGGTGATATTGAAAATAACAGCGGTAGCAACAGCAACATAGGTACAGATGAAGGTGGCTATCCTTTGATAGGCACTAGAGTTATATCTATATTTGACAACGACTCAAGTTCTCTTGGGCAAGAGTTGGATAGTGACTCTATGCTTACTAGTTATTTTAGGCTTAGGTTTTCTGATACAGATGACGTAGCTGGTACGCAGTCTAGGTTTTACGATGTAGACAAGGTAACAAAGAGTAATGGAAAGATACTTTTCCACCTACATGGATCTATAAGCAACGATTTGGCTTTTGCCACCACAGCAGGCGATGCAAATACGTATGAAAATAGAATAGATAGTCTTAGGTTACAAGTTTTCAAAGGAGCTATTAAATCTAGACCTGAGTTTGACGGTAGGTTTTTTGTTAAGATCGCTAAAGATCTTGATGTAACTAATTTTATAACGTCTTTTGAAGGTGACGATTTTATTGTTTATAACAGTCAAGAATTAGCGTATATAAATAACAACTGTTATATTGACGGCGTTTTTTCTCAACCGACATCTCTTGTATCTAGTGAAACTTGGTTTACTACCCCTAGCGTAAACCATCCCACTGAGCACACTAACTCGTTTGGCGGTGGATCACCTTACACTTGGAGCGATACTTCAGGTGTTACTGGTGACAATTTGATTCTTGACGCTAACGCAGGTGGCGCTGCTTTAAATGATGGCGGAAGTGAAAGCGTAGATTTTTGGAAAAATAACTCTGGTAAATTCTTTATAGATAGAGCTTCTGCTTATTCTTGGAGTGGTAGAAAGCAACATTTACCTGGTAACGTTTACGATGGTGCTTACGCTAATGGCCGCTGGCATGAAGATTATGGAGATGGAACTAACAGTGCTGAGAGCCCCCTTGACGAACTTCCAACATTTTCTGGAGGTGTTTGGAATATGGATGGATGGTTAGTGAATGTTCCTGGTTACGAGCCGGGTTCTGGCTCAAACGCTTTAATAACCTCTTGGTTAACAAACGCTTCAGATGACGGCACCTCCGGCGCTAGTGGTACTCAAGGCATGGCAAAACCAGGCAGAGGTTTGTTTGTAGACTCTACTTGGGGATATATGGATATTTCATGGAGTGGCTTTACTGATCACGCAGAGAATTGGGCTGTTAATGGAGCCTCCTTTGCAAGCGGACAGCAGCTCGCTCAAATTAACGACTCGGAGGCTAATCAAGTAACGCGTATAGCGTATGATCCTAGTTTCAATGGAACAGGTAACTCACCAGCAGATTTTATAGAAAAACTTTACAGACCTGGCGCTAAGTTTAGATTTAAACTCGATCCAGACAGCACTCCGTATACGGTGCACTCTAATTGGGATATTATAACGGGTGACTCAGATAATTATAGTAATGATAATGAGATTTTCAACGACGGATCTGGTGCTTCAGGCGTTGGATATCTTAACTCAATGTATCGTCACGGTCATTACGGTATACGGAACTATAAAACCCCTGGCTCAGACGGTCAATGGGATAGTGATAATTTACGTCAAAAGTGGTCTATAAAGGTTACCCCACCATTCGGTAGTGGCCCAAGCGGGTACACGCCTACCACTGGCACTCAAAACTCTGGAGGTGGTATAACAGCAACAAGAGCTATACGCCACGATGGTACAAATGCTGACGCTATAGAGATACTAATACCCACTACTATAGATGACGATGGAAACGATATAAGTGGAGGGTTTGTGAGTAATCCAGCTGTTTGGGAGACTAAACCTAAAGAAAGCGTAGATATAGATATATACTACCAAGCTAGCGATATAATTCCTTTAGGTGTAACATCTGAGACAGATGAAGATCTTATTCCAACAAACTCAACTTTTACGCTTGGTGCTACAACTCACACGGTAACTAGCTGGGATAAATTAAAGATAAACACAGATTCTAATATTACCGCAAGCACTTTTGACGCGGCTAGTAATACTTATGTTACAATAACCACTCCAAGTGGTAGAGAAACAAGGCTACAATTAAGTGGTGTTCAAAGTCAAAGTTACGTTACTTTGGAGAGCATCCCTGGTTTACCCTATGTCTCCCATGTTTTACCTTGGAACAACTGCTGGAGCTTTGGCAACGGTGTTGAATCAGACAGAGTGCGAGACGATTACAACGCTCCACAGATGGACAATGGAGTTAAAGCCTCTACAGTACTAGCTGAGCAGGTTAAAGAAGAGAGGAGAAAACATGGTTTAATCTGGTCTGGTATATATAACTCTACTTCAGGTATAAACGAGACAAATCAATTTATCGCGGGAGAAAAGATCACTAAAGACTTGAATCCAGTTTATGGAAGTTTACAAGCTCTACTTAATAGAGATACTAGACTTGTTATGTTCTGCGAAGATAGGGTTTTAAGAGGTGTAACAGATAAAGACGCTTTATATAACGCTGATGGTAACCCTCAGTTGATATCCAGCAATGCCACTGTTGGTGATGTAACTCCATACGTAGGTAATTACGGTATATCTAAAAACCCCGAGTCTTTAGCTGTATCACCTTCAACAGCTTACTTTACAGATGTTAATAGAGGTAGAGTTTTAGCCCTTTCTGGGGAAGGTATAAGACCTATATCAGATATAGGTATGGAAGGATACTTCTCTACGTTAAAGCAAGTTAGCGGCAAGGTGTTGGGTACTTTTGACACTATGGCTAAAGAGTACAATCTAACATCTAAGATTCTTAACACCGCATCTTTTAGCGAAAGAAGTAACTCTTGGGTAAGTTTCAAAAGCTTTCAACCACAAACTGGCGTTAGTTTAAATAACGACTATTACACGTTTGCTAATGGAGATTTATGGGTGCACCATACTAACTCTCTTTATAATAATTTTTATGGTAGTCAATATGAATCTAGCGTGACAACTATATTTGGAGACACTAGTGGTAAAGTAAAAAGCTTTAACGCTGTGAACTATGAAGGGTCTCAAGCTAGAGTAACTTCGTTTACTGATATTGACAACGTGAGTTTGCTGAATGGTGTTTGGGATGACACTAATGAAGGTGTTACTGAAACTGATAACGTAACAGACGGTGAGTACTTTAATTTAGTTGCTAAAAAAGGTTGGTATCTAAGTAGCATGAAAACAGATCTACAAACAGCTTCGGAAACTGAGTTTAAAGACAAAGAGGGAAAATGGTTTGGAATACCTAGTGGAGATAATACGGTATCTAGTACCGCTAATTTTTCTACTCAAGGATTAGGTACAGCAACAGCCGCTTACAGTGGATCAGCTAGTGGTACTATTACTATATCGCTTGCTAACAGTTCTACCGGTAGCGATGGAAGTGATTGGGATTAATAAATATATATAAATAAACATGCCAAACTGGACAACAAATACTCCTACTACAACCGTGAATGTAGGAACAGAAGTAACCGTATCGGGTTTATTTATAACAATAACCCCAATATCGGCTAGCTACTCTATTACTCCAGAAAATTTTATGATTGGCGGGGCGTACCCTGCAAGTTTCACAAGCAATAAGTGGGTGTTGGGTAACGTTGATTCTCAAATAAAATCTGTCACCTTCACTCAACATGGAGCTAATGTTCGTGCAACAGCTGAATTCTATTCTAGCACATTCGACGCTGACACAACGGTAAACATAGATATAGACGAAAACCCGGATAACCCAGTAACGCAAAATATATCTGGGGTTTGTGCTAGAGTTCAATATCCACATTCTCCAAATTCAACGCTCACGGTAACTACATCTGCTGAGACTGTGACAAACCAGCAAACTGGCTCTAGCCCTACGGTGCCTTGGATTAAAAACTACAAACACTATCAAAATGATTTACAGAACTTTTTAGTGTTTAAGCTAGTTGTAAATCCAGACTCAGGTTACACTATACTTAATCCAACTATAACACCAAGCGCGGATATCGAGGATGTTTTAGGTTATTTTCAATGTTACGTCAGCACTCCAACCACTGGTAATAATAAAATATTTACCATTTATTACACAGCTCCATCTGGAGCTAATTTTTATACACCATGTGATTTCGGTAATTATTTTACGATAGATTACACGGAGCAGTTGATAGACACGGTTGATACTAATACTATACACGGTGTTAACGTATCATCCCCTATAGGATATCAAGGCGGGGAAACAACGGTTACAGTTGTAGGAGCTGTTAATACCCAGTACACTATGACTATACAAAACGCTTCTACAAACCACTTTTATAATTTTAGCAATGGATCCTTTCAGGCTGGCGCCGCAAATAAAGCTGGTAACACGGGTAGTGGAGGAGTTCAAGAGACACAGATTAAAATACCTGGTGGGGATAGTTCTACTGATTACAACATAATACTAACCTCACTAGCTAATTCTACATTACAAAGTGGAGTACCTACCTCAAACGGAGATCTTCAGATTAAGCAATACGGAACAAACACGATAACCGTAACACCACTATCAGAGGAGAGCGGTGATTTTAACACATATTCCCCAGCAACTATAGCTATTAAAAGGCCTATTAGATTTGCTGGAGACTCCTACACGGACAACGAAGTAAACGTAGTAACCGTAAACGGTATAACTAAAAGCTCTTCTACAAAAGTTGATATAATAAGTAGGGACCCAAGTATAACCCGTAGATTAGAATCTGGTATGAGGGTTACTGGTAGCGGTATACCTCATAACACTACCATTAAAGATGTAGGAACCTCAGCTAGAAACTACATGACGTTAAGCACAGCTGTTAATTTAACCTCTGCTACTAGGTTAAACTGTGCTAAGAATATAACAGATGTAGTGCCGATTTCTTTTACTATACCACCTGGTAGTGGTAAAACGTTAGCTGTGAACGCTTCTAACAATCACAATGATTCTGTATGGGGATTTCGAGACGTTCTCACGAGCGTTAATACAAATCAACTTAGCTCTACATCGCTAGTGGTAAACAACTCACATGGAATTTTAGAAAACATGGCTGTAACCGGAACAGGTATACGAGCCAACACAACGGTGAGTAGCGTTTCTTATAAAGCACATACGATAACTTTAAACCAAGCTCATAACGGGGTAACAAACGACCACAGGATGGTTTTCACAGGGGCTAACAATCCTAAGGTAAAACCTATTCATGTTGACGTTGCTCTCGATTCTCCAAACATAATTATAACAGGGTACCTTAATGTACCTAAGATAACTAACTCAGCTAGAGTTTGGTTACACCTAGATAGCATGATAACAGTATCACCATAATGGCTAATATAACACTAACATTCGCAGCACCTTTAAATGAATCATGCCAAGTTGGAGACACAGCCTACGCTGTTGCTACAACCCCTAGTGGAGGTTTTGAGAAAGGGGAAGATCTTCAGTTAATCGGGCAGATAAGGCAGATTACAAATCCGACTAGTAATACTCCAACTATCAGATGTGAAACATCTCTTGCTAACGCAAGCGCTGTTCATAATAACTTTATATTATTTCGCAAAGACGAAAGAGTTAACATGAGTTCTATACTTGGGTATTATGCTGAAACTAAGTTTATTTGCGACGACCTAGACAAAGCCGAGTTATTCGCTGTAAGCCTCGATACGTTTGATAGCAGTAAATAACCGCTATACAGTGTAACTATCATACTAGTATGTAATTAAATATAATGGACGGTAGTGTATCAAGAAATTTTAAGTCTGCGGTTACTAGATTAGAACAAGATCTAAAGGTTATAGCCAACGGAGATACTATAGTAGTTGGAACAGATGATAAACCTATAGTAACAGACAGTAAGCTAGTGCCTATCAGGCACTTTTTCATGGATGGTGTTTATGTAAGAGAGATGACTATGTATAAAGATACTGTAGTTGTTGGTGCTATACATAAACATCTACACATGTGTTTTTTGCTTACTGGTAAGATCACAGTTATAAACGAAGAGGAGACAATAGATCATATCGCGCCTTGTTTTATCGTCTCCACGCCTGGAATTAAAAGAGTATTATACGCGCACGAAGACTCTATATGGTATAACACCCATAAAAATCCTAGCAACACAGAAGATGTTGAAAAACTAGAGAGAGATATCGTAGCAATAAATTATAAAGAGTATGAAGAATACATTAAAAATAAATAGACTATGAGTTTTGTGATGGCTGCGTCCGCTGTTGTATCCACTGGCATGGGTATTTATAAAGCTGTGCAGGGTAAAAAAGCTGCTGACGCTGCTGCTGATGAGGCTGAGAAAGCTAGGGCGGAGATGGAGAAGCATAAGAAAGCTTTTGAAGCTTTAGATACTAGTAATCCATATCTCAATATGGAGAATACTATGGAAGACTTAACTATCAACCAACAGCAAGCGGAGTTTGAAAAACAACAAGCTATGCAGAGTCAAGCTAATATCATGGGTCAAATGCGTGGTGCAGCTGGTTCGTCTGGTATAGCGGCTTTAGCACAGAGTTTAGCTAACCAAGGTTCTTTACAAGCTCAAAGAGCTTCAGCTTCTATTGGAGCTCAAGAAGCTCAGAATCAGAAGTTAGAACGAGGGGAGGCTAGTAGAATACAAGGACTAGAAAGAGAGGGTGATCTTATGAGTAGAAACATGCAGATGGGTAAGATAGATACTTTAATGGGTATGTCCGCGGGTGATGTGACGAACGCTCAAGCTATGCAAGCTGCGGGTAACGCTCAGATGATGGCTGGTATAGGTGATGCAGCTAGTGGGTTAACTAGTTTCGCGGGACAAGCCGCTGGATGGGGTGGAGGAGGTAGTGATAATATTGACCCTGGAGTACTAGAAGATGAGTGGGCAAGCTCGGGCACTAATCTTGGATACCAAGACTGGTTGGATTCAAGAGGTTAAACTTTGAATAACTAAATATCATGGCAGAAGGAACATCGGCACCTAATTATAGGTTGTCACGAGCAACACAACAAAGAGTATATGAAGCTGGGGTTGACCCAGTGAATACCAAATCTGGTAAAACCGCGCGTCAACATTTGACTAACGCTGCTATAGCGGGTGAGGTAAGTAATATAGCTACGGATGTAACAGATCAGATTGCGGAGAAACAAGAGGATACAGAAACTAGAGAGCGAGCTTGGGATGCAGGTTTAGAAGGTATGGGTGACAAAGGTTCTTGGGCGAACGCAAATTTATTTGATCAATTTTCTGATTTAGAAAAAGGATATCAAGCGGAATACCTAGAAGCTGTTAGAACAGGTGACAAAAAAACCCAGCAGAAGTTATTGAAAGATCAAGGAGAGAGGAGTCAACAATTACAGTCTTGGAAAACCCTTATGGAGACAGGGTATAAAATTCATAAAGAGTATGGATGGGGGAAAGCTGTTGAAGGAGAATCACCTGAAGCCGCGGAGAATAGGGATATACTAGATGCTCTATATACTTTAGATGGATCTGCGGATGTTTATGTAGCTAAAGACGGACCAAATAAAGGTGAAATGGTTTTCAATGTTCCAGGTGTTGGGGAGGTTTCGCGTAGAAGAGCAGAGGAGATTTTAACAGGTGGAATGAGTCCTGTTGTCAGAAAAGAAAGTGCAATGGGTTATTCTATCCAAGCTCATGACCTTGGTTCTACAGGTAAGCATTTTAGTGAAAGAGGTACTTACCATGTTCACCATAAGGCTCTAGCTAAAGAACTTCGAGGAAGCAAAGCAAAAGCTACATCTGTTCTTGAAGACGCTTGGTACGGAGAGACTTCTTTGAAAGACGACTTAGAAGCAGCTCTATCTGCGACACAAGGAGGTATTGATTTTAAGATAGAATTGAAAGATAAAAAAGCATTAGAGAAAATGACAGGCCTCGATGATACTGGTTTTATAGAATCTAGCGAGCTAAGCAAAGAGAACTTGAAAATACTTTTAGAGGCTTTAAAAAATGACACTGATTTACTAGCCGAAGTAGCCGCTGACTGGCAGACTAAAAAGGATATGAATATATATCAAACAGCTTTGAAAGAGTACAATAAAGAAACTGCAGCTAATAACTCTGGTGGAAGCGCAAGACAATGAATGAGCAATTATTAAAAGATCTCGTAGCCACCGCTCAGAGTGATGGCTATGATTGGGATACTGTAGTATCTAAATTCCCAGAACTTAAAGATTACGATCTTCAAGTATTGAAGGATTATGTTGCTACCGCTGAAGAGTACAACTATGACTACTCTGTAGTCAACTCTAAGTTTCCTGAGTTTGAGGTTGCTGAAGTTAAAGATGAAAGCCAACCTAAAGAAGAGCGCGTAGCTCTCACCGTTGCAGATGCTTCAGCGAAGGATATCACGGCTGTATCTATAGACACTAACTATTGGGATAACCAGGGAGTCGACAGGAACACCGTAGTGCCAGGGGAGAACGAAGAGCACGATGATCAAATAGAAAAAGAGGAAAAGCTAGCTAAGTCTATAAAGACTAGTGGTAGTAAACCAGAGGACGACTCTAGTTCTACGGAAGGCATGCCCGAAGTGTCCCTCATAGAGTTTCCAAAGGTTGAAAACGCTGGTAAGATCTTAAACGATAAGTATGCTCGCTATGGCTTTGATATAGCGTCAGAGTATGACACTGAGTTTTTTGGAGGCGACAAGGAGAATATAATCGTCGTAGATAAAGACGGCAACAAAAAAACATTTGACTTGCGTGATGAGGATGCCAAGGAGGATATGGATGCGTGGATGCGAGGTAGAGCGGTTGATCAACTTGCTGATTGGGAAAAGAGTTTAGAGGGGGTAAAGATAACGGCCAAAGAAAGAGAAGACGCTTTAGCCAAGGCCACTAAGGAAGTTGAAGAGGATTCTCAGCAGGAAAGTGACCTTACTGTTGGTGAATACAAGCGTTTAAACACTACGCCCGGCGGACCTGACGTTTTTAAAACAGACGCTGCACTGAGGGAATCAAGTAGCGCACTGAATCAGGCTAGGGCCACGGTAGCTGAGACTAATTTTCGAGAGAACCTGCAGCATGACGACGGAACCCCATACTCAGATAAAGAGAAGGAGGACTACCAAATAACTGAAGACGACAGAGAGTGGGGCATACCAGCCGAGCTAAACGCTTTAGCTATGAATGACGAGCAAGTCAAAAGAAAAGCTATTGATATACACGCTTACAATCAAGAAGCTGATTTACTTGCTAAACGAGTAGCGGATAAAGCGAGCAAATGGGGTACAGGTAAAATCGGTGATTTTGACCAAGATGTGTTAGAGGCTATTGGTAAAGAAAAGCTAGAGAAGCTAAATAAAAAGCAGAAAGCAACGCTTGGGGAATATGAGGTTATAAAAGAAAAGCATACGGCTATTAAAGAGCTGTTTGAAGCGTCTGGTGAAGCATTAAAGAATTACGATGCTCAGGGTAAGATAGACGCTATAAAAGGCAGGGAGTTTAAAACCCAGGAGGAGGTTGATACAGCTAAAAGTGAGATAGCTAATATAATAGCTGGGCATGAAAAACTAGTAGCTAACTACAGCAGCAAGCAGAGAAACTATGAACTAATAACTGACGCAGCCGTAAAAGCAAGCGAAAAGATCGGTGATATTCAAGTAGACATAGAAGACGTTGGATCGTACACTCAGCTCGTTGGCTTGGACTATAGTTTAGCTAACAGAATGGGTATATCTCTAGGCAACGCCGCTATTGATTTAGTCCAAGGAGGAGTTGCTGCCGGGGAAATGGTCGTAGATCTTGCTAAGCAAGGTATCATAGCAAGTGGCGATCCAGTTATGCGGGGTATGCTAGCGGCTTACGAAGATTCCGGAGATGACAATCCATCTGCGATGGAAAAAGCGCACGCAGCTGTAGACGCTTATCAAGCTGAATTGAGCGATAACATGTATCACATGCAGTATGATGATATAGATAACGTAGGGGACTTTGGTGAGTGGTTTGCTGTTATGATGGCAGGCCAAGTTCCTAACTTAGCTCTAATGGCAACTACGGGTGGCGCATCGTTATACGCTATGGGTATAACGTCTACAGGGCAAAAGTATTTAGACTTAAAAGCGCAAAACAAATTACATGCTGAATCCGGGGGATTGTATGGTAACAATTACTCTTTTGGAGAAATGTTCTTAAACGCAACCGTATCTGGAGCCGCTGAGGCTTTGTCTGAGAAAATAACATTAGGCCAAGTTAACACGGCTAAAGGCGTGTTCAAAGGCATGATCAAAAGCAAAGGCGTGAGGGCAGGTGTTACTGATTATCTCACTAAGAATGTGTTTTCTGCTAAAGCTCTTAGGGCCACTGGGAAAGACCTTCTTGAAGAAGGTGGATCAGAGGCCGTGGCTACAATTTCCGGCAACCTAATGGACATATGGTCTGGAAACAGAGAAGCTGGATTTTGGGATGGGGTAGAAGAATCGTTTGTGAGTGGCGTTATGATGAGTGGGGCTTTAAAATCGCCCGTTGTAGCTAACCACGCTATGAACGCTTTTAGATCGCCAGACACAGACGCTATTAGAGAGGCTAACCTGACTAGGATAAACGAGTTATCTGAGTCTTTACTTAATAAAGACCATGAGTTATCAGAAGATGCTCAAGATGTTATCCAAACAGAGATAGCAGAGCTCACGGCTGAGACAACAGAGATGTTGGAGCGAGACATTAAGAGGGTTGACATTCTAACTGAGAACGATAAGAAGAAGCTTCTTGGATTAGAAAGAGGTAAGAGAAAAATACAAGCTCAATGGGAGTCTGTTAAAAACGATGACACTTTATCTGAGACTGAAAAAGAGGCTATAGAAGATAGGCTTACTAAGAAGATGATGGCTAACAACGCCACAAAAGCAGATATGCTTTCTCAATATGATCCTAATGTAGCGGACATAAAGTATAGCGAAACAACTATGCCTTTAAAGTCTCCTGATCAGCAGTTTGAAGAGAACATAGAGTTTGCTAAAAAGCACAGCGCTCTGTATGGGTTAGAGGTTAACGACGAGATGAGCGTTGAACAGATTAGAGAGAAATACGGGGAAGAAGCAGCTTCGTCAGATGGATTTATCGATGGTAATAACATAGTTATAAACAGAGCGGTAGCTGCTGAAACAGGAGCCGTAACAGTTGGTAGTCATGAGCTTTTGCATGGTATACTTAAGAAAGCCATGAATGTTAACACTGATCTCTCAACAAAAGTTATATCGCAGTTAAAAAAAGAGATTGGTAGTCAATGGTCTGTTGTACAGCAAAGAATAGATGATAACTATTCACCTGAGTATATGGAGAAGAATCCAGATGAATATCTAACTCTTGTTTCAGATGCTATAGGTAAGGGAGAGATTAAGTATGAAGAGACTGTTTTCGATAAGATAAGAGATGCGTTCAACGAAATGGGTCTGTTCAAGAAAGCAGGTTTCAATAAGATTAAATTTAAAACAGGTAAAGACGTATATCGTTTCTTAAGAGAGTACAATAAGAGTATTCACAAAGGAGCTTTAAGTAGTAAGATAGTAAAAGCCACTAAAGGTGAGGGAGAGGTGACTGAGTCAGGTGACATAACTTACTCTATGACTTCTGATCAAAGGAAAGCTGCTGCTAAAAGCGTTAAAGATCTAGGGACTAAAAATACAAATAAATCCTGGAGAAGAGGTGGAGCTGATGCCGCTATAAAAGACATGAAGGATAATGGTTACTTCGATGCTCTTATAGCCTCTAAGTATAAAGTTAAACCTGTACCAAGAGACTTTGTTGAAAAGGTTTACTCTGAGATAACGCCGCACATTAAAAGGTTTAAGCCAGAGCAGAACGATAATCTATTTGCTTATATAAATAGCCAGATAGGAAACAAAGCTGGTAACGTATATAATAAAGAGTACAAGGTTGACGAAGCTATGAAAGGCGCGAAAGACATCGACGCTAAGACAGCTGAGGGTGCTCCAGTAATACAAGTAGAAGCAGATACTGATGCTGGTGTAACGTCGTTTGAAGAGCAAGACATGTCTATGCAAGCTCAATCTCGTCGGGCTAAACTAGCTGAGCAAGGTAAGTCTGAATCAGATAAGTACTCAGGTCTTAGAACTGAACTAGGTTTAGAAAAACCTATGATGGACAAAGTTCGTAACGCTGTTATGAAAACGTTTGGCACAAAGCTACCTGATGTAAACTCTAAAAAATTTAAAGCCGCGTTACAGAAAGCCTATAGGACTGAGCTCAAGAAACCTATCCAAGATATGATAGGTAAAGGCGCTGCGTACGATACCTTCCTAACTGAGAGCTTCCCTACTGTATTCAAGTTTCTTCCAAAAGAAACATTGTTACAGATGGAGCGTAATATAGATCCAGCTAAAAGGATATTTACTAAGTCAGAGAGGATAACTAAGCCTACTGAGGTTGACAAGTTAATCAGTGATGGTTTACTACCTAAAGATACCAACAGACTATCTGGTCCAACTTTAATTACTAAACTACCTTACCCTGGTTCTAAAAAAGTTATGGCCTATTTCAGAGGTCAGAACATGGACAACACTCTTGGGTATAAAGTAGGTGCGTCTACCCTTGGCACTAGGAAAGATAAGTTAGCTATGGAGATGGGTGTTGAGCTTGGGTTTGACGCGACTATGGAGACGATTCAAACTCCTGAAGTTTCTAACCGTAGATCAGACATATTAGATTTAACAGGGCAAGTTCAGGCTGAAAACGAAGTGTCTATCATAGGCAAACAAATAGATAGGGACCCGGGTATTAAGTTTAGTAAGTCCGTAAGAAAGCTCGCTCCACTTGAAAGAAAAACTTTTTACAACAATCTCCCTATTTTAAGCGAGGCTCTTAAAAAAGTTAACCCCAACGACGAGAGTGCCGTGGTTCAAGTTGTTAAAGATGTTTACGGTAAGCACTACACAAGAAGCAAGGCCACTGCTCTTGCTAAAGATATTGCTAAAATGGTTGACAGGTATGGCGCTATAGAGAAACGCCACGCAAATCTTAACACAAAACCAGAGCAAGCTTTAAATGAATACTTAACTGACAACATAAAAGCCGCGGAATTATCATTAAATCTAGCGGAGTTCTTGGAATTAAAAGACGAGGACGGTAAAACCTTGAGGTTAGCAAAAAGCTTTGATAACGTAGACAAGATAAACACAGGCCGCGCTGAGGCTGTTACTGTGGCTAATAAGTTAGTTGAAAAATACGGGAAAGCTGAAGCTTTAATAATGCTTGTGCATGCTAGTGGTATGTACGCTACTAGTTCCAAGATCGGTAGAGGAAACTTTGTAGTTAAAAACGGAGTTGCAGTTGACGTTAACAACACTGGTGATGGTACTCAAAGATATCAGTTTTTTGAAGGTAAAAAGGATTTCAATAAGTCGGTTTTAAAAGAGGTTTTTGGGGATGACGTGCAACTTACCGAAGCGGGAAATCTTAAGAAGATACAAACTATCGACGGCGTTAAAATAGACACTAGTCTTTTAGCTGAAACATCTAAAGCGGCAAGAGCTGACAAAGATTACGTTGGAAGAAAAAAACAAGCGGACACATCTGAGCTGGTTGTGAGAGAGATAGCTCAACATTACAAAGATCAAATTGAAAATGGAGCATTAGATAAAGAAGACTTTGGTATGATGATGATGAGCATGGCTAGCAACATGCAGTCACCGCTAAAGAGAGCGGCTAACTTAGGCTATATGTTCAAAGACAAGGTTGGAAAGAAATACAAAGGTGAGTTTAGGTATGAGCACATGATACCTACTAACTACATGGTTATGCAATTGACGGACGCATACATGAACGATGGTAACGTTAATCTTGACGCGTTGTTTAAAGAGTACACTGTGGCTGTTATACCTGTCACAATGGATAATATTCTTGATGAAGTTAAACTCACTCAAGTCATGCCTATGGGTTACATAGTTGGAAATAGCTCTACTCAACGCTACTATAACATGTCTACATTTGGTCATCCTGACTTGTATGCTATAGAGAGCCTTAATCCAAAAGACAAAGGCAAAGTGTATGGTGAAGCTGCGGCTAATATAGACTTTAGCATCCGTGATATAAACGCGAGATCTAAAGACTCTAAGGTTATGGACAATGCTATCAAGGCGTCTCGCTCTAGCACTAAACCTAAAGGCATTACAGTTTTAGACTTTGATGATACATTAGCTACAACTAAGTCTAATGTTTGGTTTACAACACCCAGCGCTAAAGGCTTGAACTTCGAGTTGAATCCAGAGGATTTTTACGCTACGCTAACTGGTCCGGAAGGCACTAGAGTAATGTGGCTTAATAGAGACAAGAGTACGCGCGGTAGAGGTTACGGATTGATCAAAGTGTTAGACATAGATGGTAAACCTATGGGTAGCGGGAGTGTTGCGAACCCTGAGATGGATTTCAAGGAGTTCTTAAAGAAAACCAGACACCAAGCTAGAAGCGGCGGTCTTATGTCAAATCCACGTAAGGTTCAAGTGGTTCAAGGTGTATTAAACGCTGAGCAGTTTGCTAAAGCTGGTGAAGATTTACTGGCTGAAGGAGTTGAGTTTAACTTCTCTGAATTCAATAAAGTTGTTGATGGTAAGACAGCGCCGTTATTTAATAAAGCCATGAAGCTCTCTGAGAAATTTGGAACAGAGAACATGTTTATCCTTACTGCTAGATCGCCAGATTCAGCTAAAGCTATTAAGCAGTTCTTAGACGCTCAAGGTTTGAAAATACCGCTTAAGAATATTACAGGTTTAGGTAAGTCAGAGGCTTCGGCTAAAGCTAACTGGATAGCGGAAAAGGTAGGTGAGGGTTACAATGATTTTTACTTTGCGGATGACGCTATACAAAATGTGAAAGCTGTTAAAGATATGCTTGATCAGTTTGACGTAAAAGGTAAAGTTCAGCAAGCGAGATTAAAGTTTAGTAGATCCGGACCTAGAGTTATGAGTGAAATCATATCTGAAGGAGAGACTGATCTTAGCTCTGACTTAAACACAATGTTAGAGCAGAGCAAAGGTGTTGACCGTAGAAAAGTATTCTCAGCGGTTAAAGCTAGAAAGAGAGGTAAGAACAAAGGTAAGTTTAAATTCTTTGTACCACCTTCAGCGGATGACTTTGCTGGATTAATGTATGCCTTTATGGGTAAAGGCAAGCAAGGAGAAAAGCATCACCAGTTTTTCAAGGAAAACTTATTTGATCCGTTCTCTAAAGGTGTAAGACATCTTAACAGGGTAAAGCAAACCGTTGCTAACGATATGAAAGAGCTTAGAAAAGCTATGCCAGAAGTTAGGAAGAAGCTTGGTAAAAATATACCTGGAACGGAGTACACACATGAAGACGCTATAAGGGTATACAACTGGGCTAAAGCTGGATTTGATATCCCTGGTTTATCTGAAACAGATAAGCAGACCCTTATTAACGCGGTTGAAAATGACGCTAGCTTAAACGCTTTCGCTCAAGGTGTAAATTCTATTGGTAATACACCAGGTGGTATGGTAGAACCTGATAACCACTGGCTTGGAGGTAATATAGCTTTAGATTTGAAAGAAGCTTTAGACGTGGCTAGAGGCACATACCTACAGCAGTGGAAAGAGAATAAGGATATACTGTTTACCGAAGCTAATCTAAACAAAATAGAGGCCGTATATGGTTCTAACTTTAGAGAAGCCTTAGAAGATAGCTTATACCGCATGGAGTTTGGTGGTAATAAATCTCGTGGATCGGGAAGACTGCTTAATAACTTTACAAATTGGATACATGGTTCTATAGGTACCACTATGTTCTTAAATGCTAGATCAGCTATGCTACAGATGATCTCTAATGTTAACTTTGTTAACTGGAGTGATAACAACATGGTTGCAGCAGCGAGCGCGTTCGCTAACCAGAAGCAATACTGGGGTGATGTATCTATGATATTTAACTCTCCGTTTTTAAAGCAAAGGAGATCTGGTATTCAGACAGACGTTAACGCAGCTGAGTTACTAGCTCAAATAAAAGACTCAAAGAATAAAGCCAAAGCAGCAACAGCTTATTTGTTGCAACTTGGTTTTACACCTACGCAGATCGCGGATAGTTTTGCTATTGCAACAGGTGGTGCTACGTTCTATAGAAATAGAATCAAGACGTACTTGAAAGACGGTATGACTCAGGCTGACGCGGAGACTAAAGCATTTGAAGATATGATGGAGATAGCGGAGGAAACTCAGCAGTCTACAAGAGAAGATAAAATCTCTCAACAACAAGCTTCACCACTCGGTAAGTTTATACTAGCTTTCCAAAATACACCTATGCAGTATAACAGGTTGATTAAAAAAGCTGCGCAAGATTTAGTTAACGGGAGAGGAGATGCTAAAGCTAATATATCTAGGATTGTATACTACGGTGGTATTCAGAACTTAATATTCTACGGGTTACAGTCAGCTTTATTTGCAGCTCTATTTAGCGATGATGAAGAAGATCAACTAACGGATAAGAAAAAAGAAAGGGTTGCGAACGGTATGGTAGACACCTTGCTACGCGGTTCAGGTATGGGTGGTGCTATAGTCGCTACGGTAAAGAACGTTATACTTAAGTTCATGAAGGAGGAAGAGAAAGAGCAAGATGATAATTGGTTGTCTCAAGCTAACCACGCTAACACTCTGATTGAGGCTCTTAATATATCTCCACCGATAGGTATTAAAGCTAGAAAGCTTTACAGTGCTTCGCAGACATGGGATTTTAATAGAGATGTTATAGCTCACATGTCAAAAACAGATATTGACAACCCAGTTTACGACGCTGCATTTAGTGCAACAGAAGCTGTTACGAATTTACCGCTTAGCAGGTTGTACAATAAATATCAAAATATATCAGAATCATTAAACGCAGATAATGAAATGTGGCAAAGAATAGCTATGTTCCTAGGTTGGAGCAAATGGAACTTTGGGATCAAAAACCAAGACGTGGTAGCAGCTAAAGGCGAGGTAAAAGAGATTAAAGCAACTGAAGCAGAGGAAAGAAAGGAGATGAAGAAGAGAGCTAAAGACGCTGAAAGACAAGCTGAAGAAGAGGCGGTTATAGAAAGCAACTTGTTAGAGCAGGATGAAGAAAGAGCAGATGGTAAAGAAGACATAAAATGTGCTGCTGTAAGTAGATCAGGAAGTAGGTGTGGTAACAAAGTTAAAGGTGGAGGTAACTTCTGTACGATACACGAAGGCGCACCGCAGAGAGCTGATGGAGAAAAGAAACAGTGTTCTCACGTTAAATCTAACGGAGACAGGTGTAAAATGCAAACAACAAATAAATCTGGAAAATGTTACTATCACGACTAACTTTATTAATTACCCTGCTGTTATCATATAGCTGTGTTCACGCTCAAGGGTTTAAAAAAGCTTTTAAGTTCGCTACTTTTTATTCGGCTGTAAACGGAGGTAACTCTATTGCTGATCAAACAGTATGGTCTGTAGGTGATGGATTAAACTCTACTGACATAGAGACTCCTTATGACTACAGTCTAACAATGGGTATTCGCAAGATAGCTAGATTTGGTTATGAAAATAGAGCTAATGTTTTTTATGACGGAACTGAAGAGTCTTGGTCAGACGGAGCTAAT